AATCCACCTTTACCACCACTAAAGATTGATTGTATTAATCTCATTTTAATACCCCATTAAATACTTTACTGTAATCTACTCGATAGTAGCCGTCATCAGCAACTGTTACTGCTTCAGGCATTGTATCTAGTAGCTCTTGTGCCATTACACCCACTGTAGGATTGTTCTCTGCTCCCATCTCTATAGCCTTATCTGACCAATCCCAAGCATATAAGTCAATATCGCCTACACTACCAATCTTTCTAATATTCTCTTTCAGTCTCATATCCGATAAGCCACCTAAGAAGCCTCCTAACATGCCGTAGTCTGTACGTTGTGGTGTACGTAGTGCAGAGCCAGCCTGAGCTGCTCCGTACTCAGCCTTACGCACAGCTTCCTCAAGACCAGCAGCCTGACCAATAAGTCCTTGCTCAATGCCACCCACTGCCTGAGAAGTGCCAAAGGCACCTTGGAAGCCACCAAGGAGATTAGCAAGCTGTTGTTGCTGCGATTGTACGTTAGCACCATAGCCTTGTAGAGCCTGACCAAACATCTGCTGTTGCTCGCCCATAGCCATCTGCCTAGCTTGCATAGCTGCATTGGTAAGAGCCATAGCTTGCGCCTCAGCTAGTCCTGCAGCCTCTGGCTGTACGCCACCTATCTGTAAGCCTAAACGACCAGATCCAAACAAATCTGACTGTAGTTGCTCTCGTTCTGCTTGGAATACTGGATCTAGCATAGCTTGTTGTTCAGAAAAGTATTGAGCTGTCCTATCCTGTATACCACCTTGATCAAACTGGAAGCGTTCTACAGGCTGTTGGGCAGCAGTTAAATACTGAGACAGTAGTGGCTGTGCCTGAGATATACCTGCTCCATATAGAGCTTGTAACTCAGGTGTTAATTCCTGAGAGAAAGTAAACTGATCTCCATCTCTTTCTCCTCTAGCTGTGCCATACATACTAGTATAGGCAAAAGGCTGAAACTTAGCTCCTGCTTGTGCTTTAGGAGCTTTTGGTTTCTCCCCAAAAACTGAACTGACTACGCCACCCATTATTTATTACCTCTTTGTTTTAACCACACCTGACGATACAAACCATCTAGGCAGTGTTCTGTGCTAAAGTATTTGAATTTGTACATCTCTAAGAATTTCCTATGTTTGTTATCGTCTATATCGTGTGCTGCATAGACCTCATCAGTATAGTTATCTAATATAAAGTCTAATGCTTTCTTTAATCTTTGCTTTGTTGTTTTGTTCCATTTATACACATCACAATGTATAAACTGTAATCCTTCAAATTCTTCTAAGTATAAAGTAAAACTTTTATGGAGGATTACTGGTTGTTTCATTAAGCTGTGCGCTTCCACATGTAAACCACAATGTAAGGTTGTAAGTTAGCGTCAGTACCATCACCAGTGCCTTGACTACCTGTAGTACCAGATACACTGTGAGTATGCGTAGGTGCTGTACTTGTTAAACCTACAGTAGCTCCACCATCTATACCTGTATTCTGAGTAGCAGAACGCGAACCGGGGTCGTATCCTCTGGCTGGGTAGTTAGTGTCACTTAAAGACGTACTACTATTACCACCACCATTATGAGAGAAGTGCGTATGCGCTCCTTCTGCTCCTGTAGTAGCACTAAAACTATGAGTGTGAGCTAAATTAGCTTGGTCAGCAGTACCACCAGTTTCTTCCACTGTATCAAAGTTAGCGTTACCACTATCTAAACCTACTAGTACACGACCAGCAGCGTAGGCTGCCCATGTACCAAAGCCTAGTAAGGTAGCTGGGTTAGTAGCTACTGCTGCGTTACTGTAGATAGAGCCTACTGGATATACAGCAGCCATAGCAGCTTGTACGAAAGCAGTGGTAGATAGTTGCGTACTGTCCGTACCAAAACTAGCTGTAGGTGCAGTTGGTGTGCCTGTAAGTGCGGCGTTATTTTTATCTGCTTTACTATTTACGGCAGTTTGTATTGCTTCAAACTCGTCATCAATCTCTGTACCTTTCACAATCTTATTAGCGTTACCAGTAGTCAGTGCATCCTTGGCTGCAAAGTCTGTGGTTTTAGAATAGTTACTCATTATATAATCCTGCCTTGTTTAGCGTAAACGTCTAGTTTCTGCACACTTAACTGTGCGCCATCTATGTGTGTTTCAATACCAATCTGTACTATGTCACCTGAACCAGATACTTGTGAAGATAACTTATCAAGAGATACACCTAAGTTATACTCAGCTACAGTTGCTGCATTTGCTCCGTACTCTGCTGTACCATATTCTGCTACAGTTAATTCCTTTAATGTAAAAGGAAAACTAAAGTAAGAAGTGTTGTAGTCATAGCCAACTTTTAACGAGAAGTCTTGACCACTACTACCTATAGCAGTTACTGCTGCCTTCTTTATTAGTTTGTTTATATTAGGACTACCTAAATCAAAGTGATTAGTAAAGTAAGTCATAGCATACCCAACACCATTGTCTGAGTATCCTGTATATTCAGCTATACCATCTACTTGTGTTAAGTATAATGACTTAGCTTTAGCATCATAAACATAATCGGTATGATTTAAGTTATTCCATGTTGTTACACGAAGTGACGCATCTTCTAATGTGCCTTTGGTATCAAATACAAATTGTGTCTTTGCGTCAGGTAGGCTAATTAAGTAAAAAGCATTCTCTGGAAAATAGGTAGACTTAATTAAACCAAAATCATCTTCTCTGTTTACAATGTCCATGAACGTATCTCGTACATTCTTAGACAAATCATTTAATGGCTGTGACTTTTCTTGGATAACACGACCTAATGAACGTAACCCAGTAGCAGATAAAAATACTACATCGTTACCTAAGTTCTGTATAGAGTCACGAGCAATACAGCCTACACCGCTAATTACTTCTACTAAGCGTAAAGTGTTTACATCAAAGCTACCTTGGAAGCTATCTTGATCAGCATAAATAATAATGTTGTCACGACAGAATACAATTAAGTAGCCATTGTGTTCAGCAAGACCTGTAATTACATCTGAGCCTTTAGGAAGGACACCTGCTACGTTTAGAGTACCTGCACTACCAGAACCCCACTTAGCTCCATTGAGGAGGTCTGAGAAGTATACTGTAGTCTTGTTAGTAGGTGTATCAGCAGCAAACAATCTACCAAATGCAGACATAACAATACCTGCTTCTGGTGCTGTACCATCATAGTCAGCATGTTGGTCTATTGACTTAAACTCATCTACTGTTGTTTCGTTAGTGTAGTACAGTGGCTTATAGTCACGTTGGAAGAAGTAGGCTCTATCATTTAGTGTTACTGCTTGCCAATTACCTGCACTGATTGTGTCAGTAGTTGTTACAGTCAAAGAACTAAGCGTAGTAAAGCCTTTATAGAAACCTGTAGCGTTCCATGAGATTATATTCTTACTATCAGTAACGTCTATAAATGGATGCATACCTAAAAGGTTAGTACCAGTACCACCACTAGTAGTACGATATATCCAGCCTTTCCTAGCACCTAGTCTACCAAACTCATCTATTACGCAGTTGTTAGCTTCCAGTGCAAATCTTGGGTCATTAGCTACAGAAGATTCTTGTGTATTCAAACCTAAGAAAGCTGGTGCTACTAATGATGCTGTTACTAAAGGTTTTGCCATTATGCTGTACTCACTAGGAATGGTGTTTCTTCAAAAGTTAGGATACATGATACGCCTGTAGAACCTGCATCACCTGTAATAGTGTAGCCTGACTCTAGCATTACATAACCACCATCAGTTTCTAATTGTATGAACTCACCTGAACCTAAAGACTTAGAACCTATAACTGTAATAGTAGAACCATTCTCAATATTTAGGTGTACGTTACTAATTGTAGAGCCTGTACCATTTGATACGAAAGCTAGTACCCACTTTGCTCTAGTATTAGGTGGTACTGTATATAGAACATCATTAGTTGTAGGTAGGTTATCAATCAGTATAGTCTTAGCTTTCATACCAGATTGTCTCCTCTGGATGCTTGGCAGCGTCTAAACTGATAGCGTCTGATAAAGCGATCTCAGCTCTGGCATAAGCAGATACTGGGTTGATACCACCATCTTCACCACGTTCCTCTACAGCTATAGCATAAGTTAATAACTCGATAGGCTTAGTAGGAATAGCAAAAGTATCAGCATCGCTAGTTACGTCATCTGTACGAAGAACTACATTGAAGCGTAAGTCATACACACCATCTGGTATTGGGTATACGTCTATTAAGGTATCACCATCTGTACTAATACCATTGAACGAGTAGTAGTATGGTGTGCCTTTAGTTGGATTAGATGAGTTAAGAAAGAAGTTATTAAAATCGTGTGCAGTTTTATACTGCATAAAATGATCAGCAGTATCATTGACTACATCTAATACTGTTAGTCTGTTCAGTGTGCCATTCAACTCATAGTTAAATGTATCTTCTGCTGTAGTAACAGTAAGAGTATTTCTAAGACCAGACCATGACCAAGAGTTTTCCACTGTTTCCTTAGCGTCATTAACTAAGGTTGCGATAAGCGTAGAGTATGTTGATTCGTTTACTGTTGAGACTGTACGCTCTCTCAAGCGTTTCAGTACGTTGTTTACTACATCTAAATATGTTGTCATTACCATTTCACCTTGTTAGCCCAGTAAGCTGCTGACATCTTACCTTTAGCTATGTTCTTACCATGTCTGGCTTTAAATGATTTACGTTTTGCTTTCATACGATCAGATTCACCAGTCTTAGGCTTACCTGCTGTACTAGCACCTTGCTGCCCAAAGCGTATAGTCTTAACCTGATCTCCAGATTTAGCTACGACAACATGAGACTTCTTTGGGTGGTTAGGCGTACGCTTAGGTTTGTTGTAACCTGATACACCTGCCTTAGTTAGTCGTGAATCTTTCTTTTTAGCTGCCATTATTTATATCTCTTTGTCAGTCTAGTGTAAGGATAAACCTTGTCTCGCCACTTAGCTGTAACGTCTTGTTGCTTCTTACCCATAAAGAGTAATGTCCATACAGGCTCATCACAATGTACTCTATGGTATTCGTCACTTCTTACTACGTTAATAAACTTAGAGTGTCTAGTAGTAACAAGTCCTGCCACTTCTACGTCTTCCCAGTAACTACCTTTAAGCAAGAAGGATACAAAGTTACCTTCGTGGTTATGATATATCTGCTCTATTGGGTATATCTTACTAAGTAGTATAGTGAAGTATGGTGTCCATATACCCCATCTTTTAATCATGTTATTACCTAACCTAGTAATTACA